TCAACGTGATCCTGTATTTCCATCTTACGACACGGTCACTTCGGTTGAAAACCCGTTCGCGCCAAAACCAACGGCATATGATCCCAATATGGCTTTTCAGGCCGGTGATGTAACAGATCGGTTTGGGGTTATGTATCAGGCTCAACAAGACGTATTACCAAATACAGCAGGTCTGGGCAACAAAGCTTTTTTCCAACCGATTCCTTATGCGCCAAGCCCCCCTATTAATCAGGTGGCGGCTCCGCCTGTGAATCCGTTTCAACAGGGCATAGGTTCTTTTGTTCAGTCATGAGCAAGAAAAAAGACCCAAGGTTGGCTCGTGCAGGTGTGACCGGATATAACAAACCGAAACGCACTCCTAACCATCCGACAAAAAGTCATGTGGTTGTTGCCAAGGACGGAGACAAAGTAAAGACAATCAGGTTTGGTCAGCAAGGTGTGCGGGGCGCGGGTAAAAACCCGAAGAGCAAAAAAGACAAAGCGCGACGAAAGTCGTATTATGCAAGGCATAATGCACAGGATCCAAACCCTTCAAAGTTATCTGCAAGGTATTGGTCTCACAAGGTTAAATGGTAGGAGGAATTATGGAAATTAAACTGTCTAGTCTTATGAATCTTGCTCCTGCTTTGTTAGTCGGCGCAGGTTTGATCGCAAGTTATACCACTCTTGAAGCACAGTCGCAGGAAAACGCAGAAGACATCAGTGAGCTAACTGAGCAGGTCGATGAAATTGAAGATGAGGTAAATCAACTTCAAAATCAGATGACGCGAAGTGAAATAATTCAACAGAACACCGCAGAAGATTTGAGCGATGTTAAAGCAGATACAAAGGTTATACTTAACCTTCTTCAACAAAACCAAAGACGGTCTACCACGGAATAGTATGCCTACCGTTAAGGAAGCCATTCAGAAAATCGAGGTTCACGAAAAAGAATGTGCGCTTCGATATTCTTCCATAGAACAACGCTTGGAGTCAGGTTCAAAAAGATTTGACAAATTAGAGCTAATGTTATGGAGCATGTATCCGTTTATTATAACAGTGACGGCAGCTTTCAAATGGATAGGGTAATTAATGGAAATCATCGTATTTGCGTTGATGGTGCAACTTGCGCCAGAACAAGACGAGAGGGTCGCAAGCTACTGGGTTAATCAAAAACAGTGTGTTCATGTAGCCCGTGTTTTGTCGAGCCGTGAAGAGAATTACAAAAGTGTGTTAGCGTACTGCAAACCCGCTTTTGTTGATCCGATGAAAAACGAGATTCAGGGTTATGCCAAAAAAACTTCAAAAAACTAGCAAATATGCAAAATACGATCTTGATGGGGACGGCGAAGTTACTGACGAAGAGTTGAGTCGTCATCAGGAAATGGTCGAGCTTGAACTACGCGAAGAAAAAGCAGATTCGCAAAAGCAAATGGCTTGGGTTGCCATGATTAGTATGGTGGCTTTTTCCGCATTTTTAATGCTTCCAATGATGCCAGACAGCAGAGTAGAGGCCCTTTCTGATTTGCTTGGTTTGTTTTATATCGCACAAGCCTCTATAGTAGCGGCGTATTTTGGTGCCACCGCTTTTATGAGTAGACGATGAAGTGCTTGAAGAAATTGCAGCCGCAAATAGAGCCATTGATATCATGTTACAATCGGTTAAACATGGAAAAGACCTTTCTCATTGTGCAGATTCGTGTGCAAATTATTTTAATAACAAGTCGATTTTGGCTCGACGATCAAATAAAAAAGGTCGCGGCTCTGCGCTCCAAAATTTTATGGAGTTGGAGAAATTAAGAGAAAAAGAAGCAGAATTAAGAACAACAATGAAATTAGCGGGTCGGCCTGGATTATGGGAAGACTTTTTAGCTTTTCAAAAAGAAGCAAAACGGGAAAGGGCGTATCAGGAAAAAAAACGAAGACAAGCTGAGTCAGCAAGTATGGCCTTGGTTATGAAATGGTTTAAGTACATGATGGCGGCGATTGCATCACTTTTTTCTATGCTGATGGCGGTCATGGAGTTTTTGAACGCAAGTAAAGGAGGTTAAGATGTTACAAGCATTAATTGGGCCAGTGGCAGGGCTACTTGACAAATTTATTGAAGACAAAGACACCAAAAACGCTCTAGCTCACGAAATTAGTACGATGGCAGAGCGTCATGCTCAAGAGCTTGCAAAGGGTCAGTTAGAGGTCAATAAAGTAGAAGCAGCTTCAAAGTCCATGTTTGTCGCGGGCTGGAGACCGGCTGTCGGCTGGGTCTGCGTATTAGGCATGGCCTCAAACTACATTTTAATTCCATTTGCAAATTTTGGTTTAGCTTTAGCCGCGTCTGACATTGTAGTACCATTAATAGACACTAGCACGATGATGCCAGTTTTGATGGGCATGTTGGGACTTGGTGCTATGAGAAGTGTAGAAAAAGTACAAGGAGTTTCAAGAGAAAAATGATTGGTTGGCTTTATGAAAAACATTTAAAACTATTTTTTGGACGCGAGTTTAAACGTGTCCGTGCGCGGGACAACAAGGGACGTTATGTTGCTGATGACAAATCTACGCCGGATAAAAATGAAGCGTATATTAATGTGTCGGCTGCGTTAAACGCTGGTAAAAATGAAGACTAGCGGAGAAGGTGTTGCTCTCATTAAAAAATTTGAAGGCTGCAAGCTGGAGGCTTACCAATGCAGTGCGGATGTTTGGACAATCGGTTGGGGAACAACTAAAGGAGTTCAAGAAGGAGATACCTGTACGCAAGACGAAGCTGATGCTTTTCTGGAGGATGACCTTTTTGAATTTGAAAAGGAGGTACACAAAAACGTTAACGTACCTCTCCGACAAAATGAATTCGATGCGCTCGTTAGCTGGGTATACAATCTTGGTGGAACTAACCTTCGGGAATCTACTCTTCTTATTCGGATTAATGACAACACTGACAGCAGTCGCGCTGATATTCCTTATCAAATTAGAAGATGGAATAGGGCTGGCGGCAAAGTTTTAGAGGGATTAGTCAGACGTAGAGAGGCTGAAGCTTTGTTGTGGCAAGGAAAAGATTGGACTGTCGTATAAATCTATTGCATATATAAGATTAAATCGGATAAAATCTGATTATCAAGGACAATATATAGATTTATAATAATGATTGAAATACACACTACCTCGTTAGTGTATCAGATCACAAGGGAAAGACGACAAGCCGTTATCGACGCTATGATTTATGGTAACGTCAAGTCAATGGAGCACTATCGTGAGCTTATGGGCAATCTTGAGGCCCTGAATCATGTGGATCAGGAATTAAAAAACCTGCTAGAAAAACAGGAGCAACGTAATGAGTAAGTCAGAAATTGATCTTTCTGCCGCACCAAACGCAAACTTTCAGATCGAAAGTGAAGCACAAAACCTTGAAGACGCATACGAAACCAAACCATACCTCCGGCCTGAAAATATTGGCGGTTCTTTACTTGAAAGACTTCCTACACCTACGGGATGGAGAGTGTTGATTCTGCCGTATCGGGGTGTGGGAAAGACAAGTGGGGGTATACATCTACCTGATGAAATGGTCCAACAACAGTTTGTTTCTACTCAAGTTGGCTACGTGTTGAAAGTCGGAGCGTTAGCATACAAAGATCCTGAAAAATTTCCTGATGGCCCTTGGTGCGCGGTAAAAGACTGGGTGATGTTTGCCCGTTATGCAGGATCACGATTCTCTATAGATGGCGGGGAAGTAAGAATTTTGAATGATGATGAGATTCTTGCACGAATTTCAGACCCAGAAGATGTCAAACACTATTAGAAATGCACCCCATTTATAACAAAATGTATTACAAACCGCTGCCAGATTATATTGAAATAGGCAAGAGTCCGATAGAGGGTCTTGGTCTTTTTGCAGTGGAGGATATAGAAAAAGACACTGATGTAGGAATGTCTCATATGAAGGTTCCTATTATACAAGGTTATGTACGAACGCCGATTGGAGGCTTTTTAAATCATGCAGATGATTTCAATTGTCAGTTGTCGTTGGAGTTCGAT